TATTCAATGAATTCCTGTAAAAGTTCCAATCATGCAATCTTCTGGTAGACAATAATGTATTAGCTGCCACAACATTTGCAGTTATGGTTGTGATAAGATTTGCCGATAAATTGGACACATTTGAAGATGTTGGTGTTTCTCCACCAACGACTTCGGTACGAACACTATTTCTGACTGTCACAAGGTCATTAATAATATTGTTGGCATTTGCAGTAATTTCATCGGAGATAAACAAACTAGTAAAGTTACCTAAAAGTGGAACTGTATTTGCAACATTATCTGTGGTGTGTGTCAACATCAAAATTTGTTCACCGGCACTAACTGCCTTGTTGTAGTCTGGAAAATGAATAACCACATTGGAAGTTTCAGAAACATTAGCTCTTGCTTCCGTGACACCAGAGATATTTGCTGTATGACTCAGATAGTTTCTAATTTCAATAATCAAATTTGTTAAATTGGCCTTCATCGCCGTGCCAGAACCATTGTCAAAAGTGTCAATGCTTTGAACAATTTGATTCATCGTATTAACATTGTCACTCAATCTTGCAGTGACGTTAATCATTGGATTTTTAAAGTAATCTGTTCTGACAATACTACCATTTGCCAAGTCATCTTTTTGCCATGTCTCAAGTTTAACCGGTGCTGTGTTTAGATAGTTCTTTGTATTGTCGGAAAGATTAATTGAATCTCCAAACTTACCTGTATCAAAACTAAAATTTAATCTTTCATATACGCTTGCCATAATACCTCATTACATTAATGCAAAGGGTGTACCGGTTGGTCCCTTTGACGTTGGGTGTATGTGTGAATTAAACACCATTCGCATCATTTCCATTGATCCACGAACATCAATTACTTGTCCACCAAAAACTACAGGAGCATTCACTGAAGCTCCAGCATAAATGTTTGTTGTAGCAGTAACTTGAGTTGGAATTGCAATATCTAATCCTGCAGCGACACCACCCAGTAGTGTTACAAATCCTAAAGGACCAGCTCTCATGCCTGTACCAGCATTAACTTTAGTTTGAGATGTAATCATATCAGCACTTAATGCACCAGATACGACCAAGTCACCTTGTAAGTATAGATGGTCACCCGTTGCAAGTTTCATACGACCTGTAGCTGGATCACCACAACCAACTGTCATATCACCATTCGATATTATTGAAGATGTATCAGCAACAGTCTGTGACAATTTACCACCAACTTCTAGGTAATAATCACCATCAACTTTTTCATATTTGTCACCTTTAACATGTACGATTGAATTTCCTTCTATTGTAATATTACACACACCGGAAATAATAACATTGTTGTGTTTGGCAATAATCTCATAATTATCACCGACAATCTTATTGATTCTTGTTCCATCAGATTGTATTTCAAAGAAAGTACCAACACCATCAGTTTGAGCTCCGCCGTGTTGGAGGCGTATCCTCTCACGTCCTGGAGTATCATCCAATTCAAAGCTATGACCAGATTCGGTTATAGTTGCATGATTGTATGGGTATTTTGGCAACGTTTCATCGTTTGCCTGCGATTCGGGTTCCGTCCACGAATAATCATCAGATGGTTTTGTTGCCATATTAATTAGTTGTAAATTTAGTTATATCAGTTGTAGTTGATGTTGGGTTCACACTGGATAGGTATGTATTCAACGTTTCTCCTGCAGCTGCAATATCAGTTGAACTACCTGGAGTAGTTAATGCTTGAATTACAGCAACAGGTGCCACAACAACTTTTAATCCAGCAGTATAAATTTCTCCAGCTGCTGTCTTTACATCATTGAAGGCTGCAATAGCTTCTGAAAAATCTGTTGTACCACCCAATGAAAATAATTCAGATAAACCTGAAGTCAAAGATGCAACCAATTCGGACAAACATTGTTTCAACAAAGCATACAGTTTTGAAGGCAAACCATTAATATAATCAATCATAGCTCTAACTTTTTTTGCAAAATCAACAATCACGGTTGCAAGGTCTGCCAATTCAGATATAGATTTAGCAATATTGCTTAACTCACGAGCAAGTATTTTTGCTTGTTCAATCCAATAAACCGTTTCACCACTAGGTGTGAGTCCTAAAGCTTTCAATAAAGCTTTGATGCCTTCACGAATTTTTGTCACAAGTTCCGAAAACTTTAATCTTTCCAAAGCAGCATTACGTTTCATTAATCCAGCAATGTCACAAACGTGTTGTCTGTTTTGATTTGCTTTATGTATTGTTGTTTGTTGTAATAACGTTACATCTTCCAAAGAAGTATAAGGCAATGATGGCGCACCAATTTGTTCATACACAATACCTTTTGCAGGTCTTGGTGATGTGACAATCAGTTCTGGTGTTCGTGGGTCGTTAAAACCAAGTTCGTTATTTTGTTCTTCTAATCTAATTCCGTGAATAACTCCAGTAATGACTGGAAAATCAGGATTACCATGCATAAAGTAACCATCAACAGTGTCGCCTTCTTTTGGCATCATCAGAGACAACATTGAAGATGGTGGACAAGAAATTGATGCCCAAGGTAGAGCTTCAGTTGGAACTTGTGCTTTACTAATTGGATGCACACCAATAATACGCACTCTGCAACGTAACTTTAATGGATCGTTTCTGTCTTCAACAATACCAACCCAATTTTGATAGTAATCATTATTCATAATAATTTGCCGCTTTCTCTTGGTCAACAGTACTTGTAAACACAGTATTAATATTTTTATCTCTATAATTTGAAGAATCGGTTACAGCTTCAATTACAACTTCATGCATGTTTGGTCTTATTATGTGTCGTGTGGCCACAATTAAATATTTACCATATAAAGAAGAATCGAATTGATTTTCACCATCTGCCAAGACACTTCTTTTTGGTACATCTAAATCTATACAAAAACCAGAAGATAAATTAAAATTTCCTGGTAAAACTAATTTAACACGTTTGGAAAACAAATTTTGAAAAATGGCTTCACGTTGAAATTTATAATTTTCGGTATCTTCATCCAATGACACCGATGTTGGATTATTTTCTTTGATAAAGTCACTATTTCTTCTATTTCCAAAAAATGGATAAGTCACAATTCTGGAATCATACATCTGTGTTTGAAATAAACCGCCTCTATTTTTTATCAAAGAAACATTTGGATTTTTATTTGCATGTTCACCATTATCATACATTTCTTTAAACGTATGTTGTTTTTCTTGTATTGTTTTTGTCAAAGGATCAAAGGCTATATGTTTACCAGCATAAACACCAGATTTGGTGTTACGAACAAAATCATTTTGTGTAATAACTTCAAAACTTCTGGCACCAGTAAATTCTTCTCCTAGATTATCCGAAATATTTTTGGCACTAAAATTTACTCTAGTTAAACTCGGAAAAGAAAACAACGTACTCAAATTGGTAAAATTAAATCCTAGTCTATTTTCAAAAAATATAAATCCAGGTGATTGATTTTCATCTACAGCTCTAGTCGCAAGCCATTGTAAAGCAACCAAAGGTTCTAAAGACGGTACAAGAATATTTCGAACACCAAAAGAGGATGAATATGTTCCAATTTTTTTGATACCCAAATAATCATTCATAATTTTAACAGCAGTTTCAGAATAAGTCAAGTTATAATAGTGTTGTACTTTTTGTTGCAAGGAGAAAATATACTCATCGGAAACAAAATGTAACACATAAACTTCACTAGATTGATTAACTGGAACTCGATTTGATTGTTTATAGATTCGGAATGATTTCTTCATCATTAACTCATCTTCATCTTTACCAATCTTAACCATTAAAACTTCCGAACCATCAAATACCAATTGTTCCGATAAACCTATGGCATCACGGATTAAAATGTTTCCACTCATTGTTTGATTCAGCATCGAATCAAATATATTCAACTCTTCAAATTTGTCTCTGATATCAATATAACCAGATTTAGTTACCAACAGCAATTCGGTAATTCTGTATTGTGTTGTTTCTTGTATATTTAATTCTGACATTATGCAATAACGTTTCTGAATTCTTGCTCAATTGTTTTTACAAATTCTGGACGAAGAATATCTATTGTTCGTTTTTCTTCATTTGCTTGTATTTCATATTCATAATAAGATATTGAAGATTTTGTTGTCGTGATTGTAACATTGGAAGAATCATATAACGTATATACGACAGTAGATGTTGTATTTGTATTTGCGTATGTTGCCGCATCAATAATAATTGTTTCTGTAGTATCACTGCCAGATGGCAAAGTTCGTTTCTCATTTATATAATATGAATGGGTGTGAGATTTTGACCAAGATAATCCTGTTCCCGTGTTTGCAGTATTTGCATATGTTGCACCACGATATTTAATATCAATATATTTTGTTAAGTCATTATAACGCAAAGGCCAATCGAACTGTGGATTCTTAATGTTATTTACCGAAAGAATAATCCAATGTTTCTCCGGTGAACCATACAGTTTATCTGCAATTATTTCTGGAGTCTCACCATCAGAAATGTCATATTTGTAATACATAACCAATTTATCTTTTGATGTTGCATTGAACGAAAAACGAGACATTATATTCGTAACAATATCTAATGATGAATTATCGTCCGACAGATAGTATGCCGTTTGAGGAAAGTAATTAAAATATTTTGCCATATTAGAAGTTTAATCCCTGAGTTGGTTGATTTTCGGAGTCAGCAACACTAGAACCAACTCTACGTGCTTGCAAATCAAACTTAGTAATAATTTGAGTTTCTCTGAAGACTAGACCCAGCCTAATGCCTACTGGCATACCAGTTGAACCCCATTTTGGTATATTTCTGTCCTCAAGAACTTCATATGCCGCAAAACCATTTGGTGCATAATCAACATCAACTGTTTGTAAAACACAAGTTGAAATTGATGGAATATTTGGATTTTCCGTTCCATTATAATAGAATTTAATATCAAATTCCGAAGGCGGCACTAAGAAATAACCACCCAATCCACCAGCTGAATTATTACCTAATATTTCTGGTGCTTGGTGAAATCTAATTCTCTGTATAATATTTTGTACTTCTTTCGCCTCAATACTACTTCTTGGATAAAACATAAAATCGAAACGGAAATTTCTAAATTCTGGTGCAGAATAAACAACTTCCATCATTGGATTAACAGTTGTTCCAGTAAATCCAGCAAACACAGCACGACCAGCTTGTCCAGTTAAGTTAGCTAAAGAATTCAAAACAAATGGTGTTGCATTTTTAAGTGCATAGTTTGCTTTATCAATATTACTCATATCACTATTGACAATGTTTTGTACTCCAGAGAAACCGGCACCTAAGGTTGCGGCTAATCCACCACCAAGTTCAAGTCCAGCAAAATTTTGTGACTGTGAAAACGCTAACGTATCGGGCATGTACAATGCAATTGTGTCCGTTGTACGTTTTGTTGTTCTGAGGCCAGTCTTAGCATAAGTTCCAGCATTATCCGCAATAAATTCTGCGGCGCCTGCAAAACTTTTACTGAATGTGTCCTGAGTTTTTTGCAATAATCTTTGTAATTCTGGACTACCAGCGGACAAATTAAATTTCTTTTGTATGTTTTCCGAAACTCTTGTGAGGTCAAGTTCTGAAGCGGCAGTTATAGCACCTTGTGTGACTGAAATAAAATCGGCTGCGCCACCATTAAAACGATTCAATCCAAGTCTATTCCTTACAGCAGTAGTTTCATCATCAACAGTTGAACCTGGAAATTGAGTTCTTTTCTGCTCATTAATATGCAAGACCATATAGTGACCTTTATCCACTTCACCCAAATCCAATGGATAACGCAAAGTGTTAATCTTATATTTGTCTTCAACTATCCTATTATTGGATGTTCGGTTTTTATCCGAGTTGAAGCGTATGTCTGTAAGCGTGAATAGTGCCATATATACCCTAAGTTATTACTCATTATTTATACCAAATGACCAGACAAACCTACAAAGGTGTATTCAAACCTAAGAACCCACAAAAATATAAAGGTGACCCAACAAACATAATTTATCGTTCAAGTTGGGAAAAGATGGTGATGAAATACCTCGATGACAATCCGGGTGTAATTTGGTGGGGGTCGGAAGAGTTGCCCATTCCATATAGAAGTCCGATTGACCAAAAAATGCATCGTTACTTTCCAGATTTCATCGTCAAGGTCAGGCGGAAAGACGGTCTGGTGATGACGTATTTGTGGGAGGTTAAGCCATATTCACAAACGAAGATGCCAGTGCAGAAACGTAAGACACAAAGGTTTATCCAAGAGGCGGCAACATATGCGGTAAATCAAGAAAAGTGGAGAGCTGCCGATATCTTTTGCCGAGAGCATGGATGGCAATTTCAAATCATAACTGAAAAAGAACTAGGCATCTAGTATAAATACGGCATGGCTTATTTAATAGATAGAATTAATGCATCCCTACAAAAAGAGGGATTAACACCACGTACTCGAAAGTCACGTGATTGGCTTCGTTCGAAAGTTTCGGATTTAAAACCATCGAAACAATCGTTAATGAATGACATGACCAGACTGAGAGAAGGTACCATTATTGGCAAAATGTACTTTTACTTTTATGATCCGAAAACGAAGGATTCGTTGCCATATTACGACAGGTTCCCATTGGTTTTACCAATAGAACGTTACCAAGACGGTTTTCTAGGGCTGAATCTACACTACATTCACCCAAAGCAACGCATCATTCTTTTAGACAAATTAAGTGATTACGCCAATAATAACAAGTATGACGCATCAACAAGGTTACGATTAACGTATCAAACTTTGAAGGCTGCATCTAAATTGTTCGAGGCACAACCTTGCATTAAGAGATATCTGTTTAACCATGTTCAGTCAAGATTCCTGGAAATTTCAGCAGGTGAATGGGACATTGCTGCATTATTGCCAATGGAAAGTTTTGTTGGAGCTTCTACAAACAAAGTATATTCCGACTCAAGAAAGAAATTCTAATGTCATTCGCTCCAAATTTATTCTTGTCTAATATTAAGGCAAAGGATGGTCTTGCTAGACCAAATCGTTTTCAAGTAATTCTACCAATACCAGAGTATATTGGCAAATTTATTGAAGTTGGTTTGCTGGAAAAAATTATCAATTTACCAAATACAATTGCAACTGATGTGAGTGAGATATTGTCTTCATCGTTTGGTGGACAATCACCAACAGGTTATTCAAAGTCATCCAATCCAGCAATCACACGTTATCTATCAATGCAATGTGAAGCCGCTGAATTACCATCAAAAACATTGGGTACAACAGAAGTCAAGGTTTATGGTCCAGTATATAAAGTTCCCTATCAAACACAGTACACAGAAACCACACTTTCTTTTTTGTGTACTAATGATTTCTATGAGAGAAAGTTATTTGACCGTTGGATAGAAGCTATTATGCCAACCGACACAAACAATTTAAGATTTGCAAAAGACCAAGAGTCTAGATATCTAACAAACATTAAAATTATCCAATACGATGATTTCATTAAACAAATTTATGCGGTTGAATTGATTGATGCTTTTCCAGTATCAATTGCCGCACAACCACTATCTTGGTCTGATGATAATTTCCACAGACTAAGTGTTCAATTTGCTTATCAAAAGTATAGAACAATTTACGAAGGCACTTATGATTTGAAAGAGGCAGCTGCATCCATATTTGGTTCATGGGCAGCGTCCACGATTTTTGGAAATAGAATTTAATTTAAAATGGAGATAGAATGTTACCTAAGATTGATACACCGTTATATGAACTAGAACTACCGCTTCTTAAAAAGAAAGTACAGTTCAGACCATTTTTGGTCAAAGAAGAAAAGATATTGTTGATGGCCATGGAATCCGAAGATGAAAATTCGGTCGTATTGGGCATCAAACAAATTATGAGAAACTGTTTATTGTCAGATATTGACATTGAAGATTTACCTATCTTAGACTTTGAGTATTTGTTTTTAAACCTGAGAGCTCGTTCTGTTGGTGAGATTATTGATTTGCAATACAAATGTAACAATGACATTCCAGGTTCCGAAGAAGACAAAACTCACAAGTGTGGCAATTTAATTAACTTGAATTTCAATGCGTTGGAAGTTAAACCAAAAATTGAAATGATTGATAGTAAAATCCAATTAACTCCAAAATTAGGCGTAGTATTAAAATACCCAACATTCAAAGCAATTGAAGCGGTTGCAAGTGAAAAGAATATCAGTCCTGCAGATTTTGTATCGGAAACAATCATTTCATCAATTGATTATATCTACGATGAAGAAAATATGTATTATGCAAAAGATGCCACAAAAGAAGAACTATTGGAGTTCATTGATAGTCTAACAAAAGAACAATTTGGTATGATTCAAAAATTCTTTGAGGATATTCCCAAATTGACAAAGAAACTTGATTTTAAATGTAATAAGTGTGGTTATGAAGAAAACATTGAGATTCAAGGAATCCAAAGTTTTTTCGCATGATGTTTCGTTATGATAATTTAGCTAACCATTTCCAAACCAATTTTGCCCTTATGCAACATCACAAATACTCATTAAACGAATTAAATGATATGATGCCATGGGAAAGAAATGTTTATGTTACTATGCTGCTTCAGTTTATTGAGGAAGAAAACGAGAAGCTAAAACAACAACAACTAGCAAGAAAAAGTAGAAAATAAATGGCAACAAAGTTTTCACAATTATACAAACAGGAACTAAAGAGTAAAGGTATACTAAGCTCTTTAGGCTCTGCTGCACTCAAACAATCCAGAGAGAGAATGGATGTGAGGAATACATTCTTTGGTGGCAAAGGCATGTTATCTATTACCGGACAAAAAATATTCGGTAAAGGATATTCACCGATTGGTAAAACATCAAGTATTCTTTCATCTTCTCCCACAAGTGCAAGTGCAACAGCAGATTCTCAAGGTATAACGGACCTATTGTCTTCCAGTGAAAGGCAAGAATCTTTATTGCGTGTCATTAGTAAAAATACTTTTAATATGAACATGATGGCAAGAGATACGAATATCACTCGCCAAAATATAGTTACGTTGACAAAGAAGATGACTGGTCGTAGTTCCAGGTCACAAGATGCTCTGTGGTATGATGTTCGAACCAGAAATACAGCTGTAGATTCGTTATCCAAGAAGACAAATCAAACTTCTCAACCAGGAAATACAACACCATCAAGTTCAACTGGATCATCTTCTTTTATTGGAAGTATGATTGGTGGTTTGATGGGTACAGGAGGTTCATTGGGTGCCGGCATTCTAAGAACGATTGGAACTATCGCAAGTCTGTCACCAATTTTAGGTATTGTTGGTCTGGCCGCATCCGCTTACGCTATCGGTCAAATGGCCACAAACATAGATTTTGGCCAAATCAAAAAACAAATTGCGGCAGCTTTAGGCATCGACACACAATCTGAAACTCCAATTATTAGGCAACTCGCTGAGAATTTTGACAACTTTTTCAACACAAGGTCTTTCACCGACATTTATGATTGGGTGAATAAAACTATTGGACCACAAGTCAACCAAATTGGTGAATCAATATCAAATGCAACTAAAATTACACTCGCATACAGTAAAGCAGCATTTGATACTTTGATTGATAACTTTGGACAACTAGGTAAAATATTTGGTTTTTATTTTGGTGAGTTCATTAACAGATATAAACCAGAATTGTTGGCGACATTAGGTGCTGCTATTGGTGGTGCTGTTGGTTCAATGTTTGGAATTAAAGGTGCCGCACTTGGTGCTCTAATTGGTGCTGGTTCTGGTTACATCTTAGGTAGAGTAACTCAAAGTGATGATCCGCAAAAATTACAGGAAAAGAAAAAAGACATTGAGGACCAAATGTCTAAAATTAAAAATGATACAAGACCAATGATGCAGTTGGAACACAAAAGATTGGGTGAAGAACTTGCTGATGTTGAAGGAAGAATTAAAGCATATGGTGAAAAAGAGAAGGCAGTAACTACTATGCCTGGAGTAAGAAATTGGGATGCAAATCTTGCTTCAGCACAAAAAACCATGAGTGTAAATGATGGTAATTGGGGTAGAGAGTCCCGTCAATTAAGCACAACTCCAATTCAAGTATCTGCCAGAGATATGGCATCTTTAATTTACACAAAATTTAAGGATGCGGGTTTTAATGATGCCCAAGCAAAAGCAGCTATTGCTAATGCTATGGCCGAATCATCTTTAAATCCAAATGCTGAAAATCACGCTACAAATCCAAAAACTGGAAAACAAGAACACAGTTATGGTTTATTTCAAGTAAATAGAAGTGCTCATCCACAATTCAGTGCGGAAGACTTGAAAAATCCTGAGAAAAATATTGATGCTATGATTAGTATAATGAAAAGCAATCAAAAAGATTTCTCCACATTCAAAAGTCTAACAGATGAAAATGCAGCAACAGCTTATTTTATGAAGAAATTTGAAAGACCAGCTGACCAAAGTGATGCAAAAGTTAATGAAAGATTGCAAAATTTAAACAGAATTCCTGGTGATATTTTAAATGCTTCTTCACGTGCATTGGCTGATGCAAGTAG